CGTTGAGGCCGTCCCACAGGCCCTGCAGGGCCGCCTGAAACCACGCAACCAGTCTTGTCCAGCCAGCTGAGAGGCCCTGCCAGAGCCCGGTGATGATCCCAGCGCCGGTCTCAAGCAGGTTGAACGCGTTGAGGGCGTCCCACAGGCCCTGCAGGGCCGCCTGAAACCACGCAACCAGTCTTGTCCAGCCAGCTGAGAGGCCCTGCCAGAGCCCGGTGATGAGGGCTGCGCCCCGTTTCACCAGCGCCAGCGCCAGCGACCCGATCCAGCCGATCAGCGCATCGAAGCGGCCCTGGAACCACGCCACGATCTTGGACCAGTTGGCGTAGATCAGGTAGGCCGCAACGGCGATGGCAGCGAGGACGGCGGCAAGGGGGTTCACCAACATAAGCGCAAAAAGCGCACGCACCGCGCCATGCGCCACCAGCACGGCCCTCGTCAGCGCCGCTATGCCTGAGGCCATGACGCCGACGGCGGTGAGGGCCGGGCCGACCGCAGCGGCGATGGCCGCAACGAGGGTCACGAAGCGCAGGGTCTTCGGGTTTGTCTCGGTCAGGGTGCGCAAGACGGACGTTATCGTCTCGATCACGCGGGTCAGGGCTTCGATCAGCCCACTTTCGCCGACGGCGATCAGCAGGCCCTCGAACGCCGAGTGCAGGTTATTGAGCGCACCGGGCAGGCCGCGGTTCATGACCGCCACCATCTCGCGCGCGCGCCCGCTGACGTTGCCCATCTGTTGGGCGTAGGCTTGCAGTTTGCCCGTCTGCGCCTGTTGTAGCAGGTTCGCAGCGCCGCCCGCCAGGCCATCTTTCCCGAACAGGCGTGCCAGCGCCTGTTGCTGCTCACCGGCGCCCAGCTTCGCAATTTTAACGCCGAAGTCTGCCAGAATGTCCGCCAGCGGCAGCATATCCCCGGCGAGGTCCTGCGTCTTGACCCCCAGCGCAGCCAGCATCTTGCCCACCTCTGAGGACGGCGCAGCGACGCCCAGCATTGCGTTCTCAAGCGCCGTCGCGGCCACGCCGCCTTGCAAGCCGATGTTGTCAAGCAGCCCGACCGCAGCTGCGGTATCCTCAAGGGAAAAGCCAAGCCGCGCTGCGATGGGCGCCGCCTGCGCCATGCGCTCGGTCAGCACCCCCATATCGACGTTTGCACTCACCGTCGTCGCGGCCAGAACGTCCGCCACCCGTGCTGCGTCGCTCGCCTCGATGCGGAACGCGCGCATGACGTTCGAGGCCATCGTCGCAGCCCCGTCCAGGGCTATGCCAGAGGACGCCGCAAGGTCGAGCATGGCTGGCGTCATCGCCAGGATGTCGTTCGTTTTGAAGCCGATGCGGGCCAGCTGCTCCATGCCCGTTGCAGCTTGGCTGGCGCTGAACGTGGTCGTCGCGCCGAGGTCTTTTGCCAGATCACGCATCTGCGCCAGCTCGTCAGCGGGTGCACGCGAGACGGCGGCGAGGTTGTTCATCGCCTGCTCGAAAGTGACAGCGGTTTGGCCGATGAGCTTGCCCGCGCCCACGATGGGGGCTGTGACAAGCCTCGACAGGCTTTGCCCAGCCCGCCGGGCGCCGGCGCCGACTTGATCCAGACGGCGCACGACCGCGTTCGCGTTCAACGCATCGCTAAGCTCGCGAAACGCGTGGCTGACCCGACGGATCGGGCCGACCATGCCATGAAGGGAGCGGCTCATTTGCCGGATCGGCGCCGACAGGCGATCCGCCGCCAACACAACGGCGCTGGCTGCGTGCTCAACCATTGCGGCCCCCCTTACGTGGCTTGGGGTTCCGATCCCGCGCCAACGTGTGCCAGCGGATCACGTCCGCTAGGTCCATGTCGTCCATTTCAGCAGGCGACCAGTGGAACACCATCGCCAGATCCGCCATCATTTCCCAAATCGCAGCGGGCGCAAGGGTTACGCCTGCTGCTTGGTAAAACCCGTGATAACCTCAGACACCGCGGTCAGGTCCTCCCCGTCAAGGTCGTCCACCTCCGCTGGCGAAAGACTGGCCAGCGCACTCACCAGGAAAAGGATCTTGTCCAGGTCGCCGCCAGAGATCTTGTCCATGCGGCGGAAGTCGCCCGCCTTCGGACGGCGCAGCGTCAGCGTTTCTATGGTCGCTCCGGCAACCGTGATCGGATGCTTGAGAGTGATCGTCTGCGAACCTGAGTTCATGGCACTTCCCCTTGAAGCTTCGATGACAACGGAAAAATAGAGCAGACCCGCGCTGCGCTGGCTTTAAGCGCTGGCTTTAAGCGCTCGTTTTAAGTGTTCGTTTTAAGTGTTCGTTTTAAGTGTTTGTGGGGTCGCGGACCCCACACCCCGTTTTTGTTATGTGCTCGTTTTAAGTGCTCGTTTTAAGTGCTCGTTTTAAGTGTTTGTGGGGTCGCGGACCCCACACCCCGTTTTTTTTTAAGTGCTCGTCTTCGTGGGACCGCAGACCCCACACCCCGTTTTTTTAAGTGCTCGTCTTCGTGGGGCCCAGGGCCCCACGAAAATAATACTAACGAAGGCAAACGCCAGAACCGGTGCAGATTTTGGCGAGATGTGAGAGCAGACCCGCGTCCATACGGACGCGTGAATTTGATCTATCTTATTGTTTTCTAGACAAATTATCATTCAAAACTTAACCGTTTTGAATGAATTTGCTCTAGAGCCGCACTTATAAAATGGGGTGTGGGGTCCGCGACCCCACAAACACTTAAACACTTAAACACTTAAGCACTTAGGCACTTAAGCACTTAAGCACTTAAGCACTTAGGCACTTAAACACTTAAACACTTAAACACTTAAGCACTTAAACACTAAAAAAAACGGGGTGTGGGGTCCGCGACCCCACAAACACTTAAGCACTTAAGCACTTAAGCACTTAAACACTTAAGCACTTAAGCACTTAAACACTTAAACACTAAAAAAAACGGGGTGTGGGGTCCGCGACCCCACAAACACTTAAACACTTAAACACTTAAGCACTTAAGCACTTAAGCACTTAGGCACTTAAGCACTTAAAACCAATCTAAAGGCCGATGGCGCTGCGTTGTTCGGCGAGTTGGTCGGTGCCGTTGATCCGGCGGACCATGTTCACGGCGTCGATTTCGATCAGCTCTTCGTCATCGATGCTCAGGCGGAAAAAGGACAAGGTGCAGGTCAGTGTGAGGGTGTTCGCTTCGCCTGGCGTCCACGTCCCGGCGTCGATTTGCTTCCAGCCGCCGGTCATGTTTGCGACGACGGGGTGCACGGTTGCTTCGCCCTGCCGTTGCGTTGCGCCGCGGATTGTGACGGGCAGGCCCGCTTTATCGAGCAGGCCGAACGAGCGGAAGATATCCGGATCGAAGTCGGACAGGACCATTGTCGTCTCGAGCCGTTCCATGCCCATGTCGAGATCAACTGGCATGTCCATGCCGCCCGCTCGGTGTTCTTCGGTCTTCAGCGTCAGCACGGGCAGGGTGCATTCGTTGACGCGTCCGGCGTAGCCGCGTCCGTCCACAAAGAGGTTCATGTTTTTCAGAACCCGGGGATATTGGATCGTCATCAGACCAGCTCCTCCAAGTATTCGTTCGTCAGCTTCGAGCGGAACGTGATGGTTTCCGCCGGGTAGGGTGGGGTGAAGTCGAAGTTAAAGTAGACCTTACCGGCGGCGATGTTGGTTGGATTGTTAAGGTCCGGGTCCGGCCAGCACTTGCCGCCGAGGATTGCACCGAGCGCGGTCAGGCTGCGCAGGTAGCCGTTCACGCTTTCGGTCACGTCCTCGAGGTAGGTTTTTGTGATGTTGCGGTCGACGGCCCATAGGTGTGCGCGTAGGAGGCTATCGTTAATCATATCCGCCGTGCGGCGTACGGACAGGAACGCGAACTTGGGGTCGCTGGCAGCGGAGCGGTTGCCCCATAGCCGGTAGCCGTCTTCACGGATGATCGTGGCGACGTCATTTTCGTTGAGATGGTTGGCGCGGCAGTTGGCATCGCCCAAGGTAAAGTCCACCGGGCGCGTCGTGCCCACGATCCCGTTGAGGGTTTGGTTCGAGGGCGACCACCAGAAGCCGCGATCGTTATCGGTGCGAGCGATGAGGCCCGCCACGCGCGCGGATGCGGGTTCGTTGACGATCACACCGCCGCGGACGACCTTCACGCCGGGGTCCACGACGTAGACGCGGGGCGATCCCCAGTCGCCGCGGTAGGCGATGGCGTCCGCGTCCTTGGTGTTTGGCCCGTCTGCGATAATCACCGCACGCAGGCGTTCGGCGATACCGACCATTTCGGCCACCACCGGGTTTGCAAGATGGGTGTCGGACGCTTCTGGATCGGCCGGGCGGTCGCCCGTGAAGCCGGGGGCGCAGAGGATGCGCGGGGTCACGCCCAGGACCGATTGTGCGGCCAGCAGCGCGTGCAGGCCGGTGTAGTTGCCGTTCGTGGCATTCACCCCGCCCAGCACGTTCGTTTGCAAAGCGGCGGCGTCTACGCCCGCGTCCACGCGGACCACGACCACCAGTGCCCCGATTTGGTCGAAGATACCGTCAAGTGCAGCGGGCAGGGTGCCGTTGTTGCCGCCGGTCGTGTCCAGCGCCGCCGCTTCGCGCAGTGACCCGGCCACAAGGACGGGGGTGTTGAGCGGGAACTGTGCCGCGTCGGCGTCGGGCGCGGTGCCGACGACGCCGATCACGGATGACTTCACTGTTCGGATGGGGCGCGGGCCGGTGTCAATTTCAAGAACCTCGACGCCGTGCAGGAATCGTTCAGCCATTTCGCTGTCTCCTGAGAGCAAATTCATTCAAAAGGGTTACGTTTTGGCCGTCGGCGATCCCGCCGACGGGTTCGCACCCGTCGGCACGTCGCGTGTCGCGGCTTACGGTTGCGCCGTGAGGATGGCGTCTTTTCGGCCCGCGTTGAGCAGGCCCTTTGCCTCTAGGTCGGTCACGCCTTCGATCAGGTCGGCGTCGGTGAGTTCAACGTCCGTTGCCAGGTCAAGCAGCAGCATGAAGTCGGTGACCATGGGGTCCGTTTTCGCCGCCTCGCGCAGGGCGATGCGCTCTGCGCGGGTGAAGCGGCGTAAGAACGCCAGCTTCGTCAGGACCGGCACCGGCGCCGGGGCCGCCACCGGCTCTGGCTCAACCGGGGTCGGCGCGACCCACTTCCGCCCGTCCTTGACGAAGCCGACTTCGGTCCCGTCCGGTACGGCGGTGTAGTCGCCGTGCAGGCTCGGGTGAACCTGTGTTGCCAGCTCGTCCAGCACGTCCACGACAACGTCGCTGCGGATTTTTGCGTATTTTGTCATTGCCGGGTCCCCCTATAGGATCAGCGCATATTGGATGATGATCAGGCCGTCGCCGCCGCGCGAATGGCGGGGGCCGGGGTTGTGACCGTAGCCGCCGGCCCCACCGCCGCCGCCGTTGCCGCCGATGCCGCCGCAACCATACTGGCAAGCGCCGCCACCGCCGCCGAGCCAGCCGCCCGCACCGCCGGTTCCTGCGACGGCGTTACCACTGTCATAAGCGGCAAGCCCGCCGCCGCCGCCGCCGGGTCCGCCATTGCCGGGGATGCCGTTGTGGTTAACGTGATCTGTGGAGCCCGCGCCGCCGCCGCCGCCAAGCAAGATCATGTTCGGCTCAAGCACCATCGACCCCTCACCGTTGCCCGCCAAGCCTTCGCCGTAGGCGTAGTGGGTGGCTCCGGTAAGTCTAGTTGCCGGTTGTCCGCCCGGCCCGAGGATACCCGCGCCGCCCACACCGCCGCGATATTGACCGCCGGGGCCCGTGTGTTGGTCCATACCCGGTCCAGCCGAGCCGCCACCGCCACCGCCTCGATAGTCGTAGTTCGGGTTACCGCCCTCCCCGCCGATGCCGCCGCCGCCGCCGCCCGCGTAGTTCCAGCCGTTACCACCGCCGAAGCCGTCGGTCTGGCCGCCCGGCGCCGGGGCTGAGCCGCCGCCGCCGCCGTAACCCCACGAGGAACTGATAGAGCCGCTACCGCCGGTGCCACCCGTGCGGTTGCTGTCGCCGCCGACACCCAAGCCGCCGTGGCCGGTCTCGCCGCTGGCAGCGCCGGAGTAGCCCCCGGTGGCCGACAGGAATGCGCCGAAGGAGGACGTGCCGCCCTGTCCGTCGTAGCTGGTGCTGCCGGTGCCGATGGTGAGCGCGACCGCACCGCCGATGCTCAGTGAGGAGACCGGGATCTCCGCCAGGGCAAGACCGCCGCCGCCGCCGCCGTAGGCATTGCCGCTGCCTCCGCTGGTGCCACCCGCGCCGC